GCCCGCCCGGCCCGGTGATTGCGGCCGACGGCGCCTTCGTCGTCGACGTCGGCCGCGTGCCGGGTACCGGCCGGCACCGAGGGACCGACGCGAGGGTCAGGCGCCTCCACGAGCCGCTGGCGCTCGTCCCTGCTCGCGCCGGCCCCCGGACCGACGGCAAGGTCAGGCGTCAGCGGCTCGCGGGGCCGTCCGATCTCGCGGAGAAGCCGGTCGGTGCACGTCGGGCAGACCGCCCAGTCCGACGCGCACTCCCGCCGACACCCGGCGGTCGAGCAGACGCGGCCTGGCGCGGTCGCGATCGTCATCGCAACACGACCAGCGCGGCCACGAGGCAGACCGCGGCCTCGACCGCGACGATGACGGTCAGGATCGTCTCGCCGGGGGTCATCGGCCTCGTGTGGGGGTCGACGTGCGGACCCGCCATCGGGACGAACCGGCGCCGTCGCGATCGGATCACGGGGCGACGGCCTCGGCGACGAGCTCGCGCAGCGCGCGCTCGTACCGCGCGGCGCGGATGGGGTCGACCTTCGCCTCGCCCTCCCAGCCGCTCAGGGTGACGCGGTGGATCCCGAGACGCGTCGCCAGCGCCGCCTGGGCGACGCCCATCTCCTTGCGGCGGGCGGCCAGGTCAGGGCCGGGGGTCGGGGAGGGGAGGTCGGCGGTGGTCGGGGAGAGGGTGGCGTCGTCGGCCGTCATGGCGGTGCACGTTAGCACCGTCACCGCTACCTCGTCAATACCGAGCGGCTACATATTGCGCCCCAGCGCGACCGTAGCCGCGACGTATGCGATGTAGCTAGGATGTATTGACCGTGTAGCCCCGGGGTAGTATGGTTGCGCGGCCATGAGCGCCGCCTCTCCCGACAAGCCGATCGCCCGCTGGCTTCGCGAGACGCGTCTGCGCCAGACGATGGGCGACGGGGACGATCGACCGTGGACGGTGGGCTACTTCCTTGAGCGCATCCTGGAGGAGACGCGCTGGGCGCCGCAACGGCCGAACTACTCGGCCTATGAGAACGGCCGGGCGACGCCGAACCGCGACACGCTCGCGAAGTTCATGGCGTTCTGGGCGGCACGCGGACAGCCGGGGCCGAACCTGACCCCGCCCGCGCCCGCACCGACGGAGAGCGAGACGCTGATCGCCGCGCTGACGGCTCAGACCGCCGCGCTGACGGCTCAGGCCGCCGCGATCAACGGGCTCGTGAAGGAGATGCGACTAGCGCGGGCCGGGCAGGAGGGAAGGCTGGAAGGGATCGAGCGCGGGCTATCGGTGGTGGCCAGCATCCGAGAAGCCGGAGCGTCAGAAGTGTCCAACGGGCCGCCGTCTCCCGCCGGTACTGGTCGATGATGGCCTCGCTGAGATCGCTCGCGCGCTCGGACATGACCCTCTCTCGATCCTGGGGGCATATGGGCGCGCTCGGAGGGCGAGTGTACGGTGCGGTGAGGTCCAGTGGGCGCCTGCCGTTGACCGGGCGCACCGGGATTCTGACCCCGCGCGGAGCCGGGGTGGTGCGATGATGGCGCGGGCCGCTGCACTGGCGCTTATCGCGGTGCTCATGGTCGGCTGTGCGACCACGCACACAATCACCGGGAGCTTCGAACTCCACGACAGCAGCGTCATCACCGGACCCGACTGTGAGGGCTCCGGCGGCTACGCGGATATCGCGGTCGGGACCGGGGTCCTGGTCAAGGACGGCGACGGCAAGACGCTCGCGACGTCGAGGCTGGACGATTCCGCGTCCACCATCTTCGGCATCTGCCGCTTCACCTTCAGCGTCGAGGTACCGGACGCGCCGTTCTACGCGGTCAGCGTCGGCCGCCGCGGCGAGCTGACGTACAGCCGCGACGAGCTGGCGGCCCGCGCGTGGATCGTCGGCTTCACGCTCGGCGGGTCATAGCGGTGATGGCGGCAGCCACTGAACGGACGAAAGCCGCCCCGTCCGTCGGGGCAGGGCGGCTCGCGATCAGTCCGGTCTTCCTGTTCATCGCAGCGGCGGGACTCGCCGTCACGCTCATTCTCGGCCTGGCCGCTGGCCTATCGTTCCACGGCGACGAGTGGGCCTACATCGTCGACCGACGCCTGACGATCGAGTCGATGCTCCAGCCCCACAACGAGCACCTCGCGTTCCTGCACGTCCTCGTCTACCGCGGCCTCGTCGAACTGGTCGGCACGACCTCGTACCTGCCGTTCCTCGCGGTCCTGATGGCCTGCCACGTCGCCATGGCCGCAGGCGTCTATGCCCTCATGCGGCGGGCCGTCTCGATCGAGGCGGCGCTGGCCGCCGCGGTACTGATGCTCTTCCTCGGCTCCGGGTTCGACAACCTCCTGTGGGCGTTCCAGATCGGGTTCGTCGGAGCGGCCGCCCTCGGCGCGTGGGCGTTGGTCATGGCCGACCGACCGGCGGTCTGTGCCGTCCTCCTGACGCTGGCACTGTGGACCAGCGGCAACGGCCTCTTCTACCTGGCACCCGCCGCCGTCCTGATCGCGAGGCGTCGATGGCTCATCCTGCCTGTCGCGAGCTACGCCGTCTGGTTCGTCATGGTCGGTCGCGAGTCGGTCCCGGTCCCGCCGGTCGGGCCGTTCCTCGACTACGCCGTCCGCCTCATCGGATCGGTCGTCGGAGGGGCCGCCGGCTTCGGGCCAGCGGCCGGAGTGGTCATCCTCGGATTGGTCGTCGCCGGGCTCGTCGCGCAGCGCGCGACGCCGTCGCGGTTCGTGGTCGCCGGGCTCGTCGGCCTCGCTTCGATGGCCCTGATCCTCGCGTTCGGCCGAGCCCACTTCGGACCGGAGCAGGCCGAGGCGCCCCGCTACATCTACGTGGCGCTGCCCTTCGTCCTCCTGACCCTGACCGGTGTTCGGGGTGTCCCTCGGTCCGTCTGGGCCACGGTGTTCGCGCTCGCCCTGGCGCTCAACGTCCTGGCGCTCCCCAGAGGCGTCGCGATCTACCACGCGTTCCTCAACTACGATCGCTCGCTCACGATCGAGCAGAGATTGGCTCCGTTCCGACCGTAGTCGAAGTTCGTCGCCGTCGATCGGGCGCCAGCTACGCTCATTCCGCGCGAAATAGCGGCGCCGCGCCTAGACCACGTGCTGCTCGCCCTCGCCGGTGATCGCGAGCGACGCGGCCGCGCTGGCACCGCCGACGAGGAACTCGGTCGAGGTCATCTTGAGTCGACCGTACCAGTCGTACACGTCGTGGGCGCCGACCGACTTCTCGATGAACAGCTCGGTCCCGGCCGCGTTGCCTCCACTCGCGCCGAGCCACAGCGAGAACGTCACGGCCCCGCTGGTCTTGTTCACGACGTGGATATGGGTGATGACGTCGTAGATCAGCGCGGATCCCTGGTTGTACACGTTCGTCGTCGGCGTGTCCGTCAGGGCGACTGGCCCGAACGTGCGCTTGATGGTTCCTGGCATCTCTCTGCTCCTAGCCTGCGGTGACGATGTGGGTGCGCGGTCTGGGGACGATCGGGTAGATGACCTCGACGACGAGCTGGCTCAGTCGCGCCTTCTGCGTGCTGGGCAGGACCACGGCCTCGACCGGCCCCTGGCTGAGACGCGCCTTCTGGCTCGTCGGCAGGATGACGGCCTCGACGGGTTCGTGCGAGAGTCGTGCCTTCTGTGTGTCCGGAAGGACGACGGCCTCGACGGGGATTTGGCTGATGCGGTCGTTCGCCATGTCAGGCGTTCACCTTCACGCCGAACTCGGCGCTGTTCACGTCTGACACCGACCACGCGCCACCACCCGGTTTCGTCTCGCGGATGTCGGGCAGGAACTGGTAGCTGCCGCTGAGCGACTTGACTGGTCCGTCCTCCTCGGTCGCCGACAGCCGCGACACCGAGACGATGCTGCGCGACCCGGCGTCGGTCTTCTTTGCGTACGGCAAGAGATGGATCCCGTAGACCGTGCCCGCGGTCACGGCGAGGTTGCCGTAGGCGTAGGTGTCCTTGTCGCCCGGCGTCGAGCTCTCGACGTAGTCGGTGTCGCCGTTGGGCGCCGCCTCGTCGACGAGCAGGTAGTTGTCGGTCGAGTCGGCATCACTGCCGACCAGCTGGCTACTGTTGCCGTTCCCGCTCGGCAACAGCGCCTCGACCCGCACGTCCCCGAGGAAGTCGTTGTTGACGCTTCCGGTCGCGTCGCAGATGTAGAGGTCATCGCTGTCGTAGTTCCCGGGCGGGGCGCCGAACTGCCCGCCGATCGTGATCTGGTTGGCCGTCGCGTTGGTGCCGAACCGCGTGTCCTGACCGGACAGGTTCAGATCGGTAACGCCATTGATCTTGAGGACCGCGACGCCCGTGCTGTCGTTGATCGTGACCTTGGCCTCGATGTAGTACCAGACGCCCGTGCCGAGGCCAAAGGTGCCGGTCCCCAGCAACGTCCCGTTCACGCCCCCGCGGCGCGCCTCGATGTTGCCAGCACTGTTCAGACAGAAGGTCACGTGGCTCGTGCCGGTGTCGGCGAAGTCGACGATGACCGAGCGCGTGCCACTGCCGGGCAGCGCCGAGAACTTGAACGCCTGACCGACGAACCATGTCGCCTGCGCGTCGATCGTGATCGTCTCAGCCTGACCGCCCGTGCGCCGGAGGCAGGCGCCAACCCGGCCATTACCGGCACTGATCGTGACCGAGCCCCCTGTCCACTTGGATGCAAGGTCAGCCGTCACGTAATGGTCGAAGGAGTCACAGAACCGCAGCGCCATCTAGGCCCTCCTGATCGTGAGCGCGACCGCGAGCACGACGATGCCCGAGATCGAGTCGAGGTTGACGTAGATCCAGTCGCCCGCCGCGACCGCCGTCGTCCAGCCGGTCAGCGTCGTGTCCTGGTACTTCTGCGCCGAGGCGAGGGTCGGCTTCGCCGCGGCGGTGATGGTGTCGGCGACGGTCGCCGGGAGGCTCCCGTAGACCTCCTTCCAGAGGTCGACGACCGCCGAGCCTGTGGTATCGGCGACGAGCCGCGCGGCTACGATCGTGCCGGCGACCGGCACCTGGTACCAGCCCTTGAGCCCGGCCGCGAGCGCGACGCCGCCGCCGTCGATCAGGAAGCTCACGGTGAAGTCGGTCCCCGTCGCGTCCGCGCCCGCCGTGCCGGGCGGTCCGGGAAACCCGTCCTCGCCGTCCTCGCCGTCGAAGCCCGGGGGCCCGATCGACCCGGGCTCGCCGGCGGCCCCGGGCGTGCCCGGGCTGCTCGGGCCCGGCGGTCCTGGAGGCCCTGGCTCGCCCTCGTCTCCATCCATCCCCGGCGGTCCGCCCGCGACCGACACGAGCAGCGTGCCGGGCCCACCGCCCGGGATCGCGTTACCGCCGCGGGCGCCGCCGACTTGGTTCGACGACTTGCCGCCGACGTACAGGATCGCGTACTCGCGGACGCTCATTCGGTCGCGTCCCCGTCGTCGGTCGGCGTGTCCGTCACGTCAGCCACCGGGAGCAGGGCCAGCGTCCCGAGGTACGTGCCGTCGCCGTCCATCTGCGAGCGGTACGTGTCGATCACGAACTCCGTCGAGATCGACGTCACCGGGTCGACCACGGCGACGAGGTCGGTCTTCTGCAGGGCCGGGTTGCCGACGATGCCGGTGTCCATGGCCCGCCGTCGCTGGGCAAGGATGTCGAGCTGGCGTTGGGCCGTCTCGATCGCCTGGTTCAGGCTGGTGATCACCCGCAGATCGAGCGTCATCCGGCGCACCTCGTAGGCATGCGCGGCGTCACCGCTGTGCGCGTCGTGGACCCTCGACAACGAGTGGGCGTAGGCACCGAGCTCGTCCTCGAGGTCGACGTCGACGACCTCGCTCGACACCTCGTCGGTCTGGTCAACCACCTCGAGCAGCGTGAACTTGGCGACGAGGTTCAGGTCGTCCGCGTCCCCGTAGCACTCGGTCTGGGTCGTCGTGTCCATCTCCCCGCCGTGGAGCGTCGTCCCGACCGTCTTGACCACTCCGGTCACCGTCCCCGGGACGGACTCGTCACAGAGCAGGAACCGGGCGGTCGTCCCACCGTTCGCCCAGAACAGGTACAGCGTCGTCCCGTCGACCATGATCCCTGATGGATTGGCCTGCGTGACCGCGTTATACGTGTGCTGATAGTCGTCGATCGCCGAGCCGTCGGTCTTGCTCCGCTTGTAGAACCGGTCGGTGTCGAGGTTCGTCAGCCACAGGTAGCTGGAGCTGACCTTCAGTGCCGACCAGCGACCGTTCGGGATCCCGTACGTCGCGAGGACCACGTTGTCGGACTTGCGGACCTTCTTCACGGAGTTGCCCGACGTCGAGCCGGTGTAGATCCACGGTGCGTTCAGCACCCAGTAGACCGTCGAGTCGGCCGGGTCGCCGGACAGTCCGAGCGGGTACGGGATGACCGAGCCGAGATACACCGACGACAGCACGACGCGGTCGCTCTGGCGGAGCTTGTACAGGCGCTTCGTGGAGCGGCTGATCACTCGAAGGTTGGCGGAATCCGTGGGGTCGTACCAGAGGCCGACGGGCTTCGTGATCTTGGTCGTCCGCCACAGTTCCCGCCAGGTGTCCTGGAGGGTCGTCGTCGTCAACGGCCCGCGGACCTTGACCCGCGTGCGGAGGTCGTACTGGTCCGTCTCGTAGTCGAGCGAGACGATGTCCTCGTCGGCGCGGAACGTGTACGCGGCGGGCAGCGGGTCGGTCAGGTTCTGGCTGACCGCGGTCGGGGCGAAGTGGAAGACGCCCAGCTCGTCGGCCCACGCCGAGTACCCGACGAGCCCCGTGAGCTGCTCGTCACCGATGATCGTGTCGGCCCACGAGGCGCCGTCCTGGACGATGAACTCGTCGAGCACGTACGACGTCGCGGTGATTGCACGGTCGGCGGCCGGCCAGCCCGCTCGGTCGAGCATGTCGGCCACGATGGCGCTGACCTCCATCGACAGGTACACGCCGTTGGCGGGCGTCCGAACCGCCCCGACCTCGTCGGCGCCCTGCGGCGCTGACGCCGAGAACGTCTGGTCGATCAGGATCGCCATCATGTCGCGGCAGGTCACCGTCGTCGTCAGCAGGGTGCGCCCGTCCTTGATCGCGTCGATGACGCCGGTGAACGTCTTGACCGCGTTCGCCACGTCGCCGTACCACTGGAAGATCCGCATCCGCTGGTTCGTCCGGAACACGCTGCTCGGCCCCCAGCCGAGGGCCAGGTCCTCGTTCGGGAACTCCACGACGGCCTGGTCGGCGACCATCCGCAGGCTCTTGTCGATCGAGATCCTCGACGCCGGCGGCTGGACGTTCGTGTCCGGCAGCCCCGGCACGGTCACGCCGGACAGGATGACCGCGACGGCGATCGTCCCGAAGTTGCCGGTCAGCTCGGTCGCGTCCACCTCTGGCGTGTAGGCTCCGGCGTCCGTGCTCAGGTGGCCGGTCAGGAAGTAGCCGCGGGCGCTCACCGGACCGTGGAAGTCCTCGGCGAGCGGCGAAACCGCGGTGAACGTGGGATCTGGGACGTACGCCTGGTTCTGCCCGTAGAACGCCGCGATCATCGTGCCCGGCGTGTCGGTCGGCGTCAGCTCCGGGCCGGTGATCGTTCCCACGCCGCTACTGGGGAAGCTCGCGACGCTCTCGGCTCCGAAGACGTCGACCAGGGAGTTGACCTCGAGCAGGTGCAGCGTCCGGCTCCCGTTCGCCGCGGTGCCGACTTCGACGTCGGTGCCCTCGGCCGCGCCGGCCACCTTGCTCCAGATGCCGACGTACTGGCCGGCCTGGCCCCGCTCGATGACGGCGGCCCAGCCCGACGTGACGATGGCGTTCCCGGTTTCGCGGTCCTCGCTGTAGAGGACCCCCACGAGCGTGTTGCCTTCGGTCGGTGCGCCGTCGAACGATTCGATGAACCCGACGCCGCCGTGGTGGACCGACCCCTGCTTCTTCTGGACGATGCCGGATGCGCCCGCCGGTGGAGACGGGTCGTCGATCTCGACCCGGGAGCGGAACCCGGACGCGGCCGCCTGGAACTTGCTCTTGAGGATCGCCTCGAGGGCGGGGGTGATCGTCTGCATCAGGAACCCGGCGGCACGGGCTCGGCGAGCTCCTGGAGGACGACCCCGACCCGCCAGACGTCGCCGTGCGCGAGGGTCGCCGTGAAGTCGAGGAGGCGGACGTAGCGGGTGTTGCCGTCGTAGTCGACGAGGTCGACCGTCTCGCTCGTCTCGGCGTAGCCGCGAACGATGAGCATGTCCGCGCCGGTAAACACGGTGAACGAGAGCGAGGCCTCGCGATACCCCTTCGCGCTCTCCTGGAGGACGCTGTTGCCGCTCGAGCTCGAGCCGTCCCCCAGGAGCGGGACGACCTGCTTCCGCGGCGGGTGGACGAACCCTGACAGCGCGCTGTCGAGGATGTCCTCGAGCTCGCCGAGCGAGAGGAAGCCGTCCGTCATGACCGCACCCTGCGCCCGGACCCGATCCTGGCGTCCTGCTCCTGGAAGCCCCGAGCGACCTCGTCGAGAACGGACTGCCCGAACTGACGGGCTCGCGCCGGCGAGACGTCGTTGCCGGGGTACACGTTCAGCGTCCCGATGAGCGGCGCGGAGCGCTCGCCGGGTTGCCGCCTCTCCGCATTCGCCATCCGTCCGCCGAAGGTCGGCCCTGGCCCGAGAGCGCCGGCGCCCGCGAGGGCGAGCCCGTCGGTCAGGCGCGGCAGCCGCAGGTCGGGCATCGCGGCGTCGGCGAGGGCGCGGCTCATCTCGGTCATCGTCGCGACGCCCGACCCCATGCCGCGCGCGAGGAGCGTCGCGAACTGCTGGCCCCACGCCTCCGGCCCGCCGCCCTCCGACAGTGGCCCGCGCTTCGCGGGCGAGTGGGTCCGCAGGAAGTCGGAGATGATCCTGGCGATCGTGCCGATGATCCCCTCGATCTTGAGCTTCGCGCTCGTCAGGCCGCTGACGATGCCGGCGCCGACCCTTTCGCCGTACGTCGTCGCCTTGCCCGGCAGCGCCGAGAGCGGCGTCGTGACCTTGCGCGCGATGGCGGCGGCCTCGTCGGCGACGTCCGTCTTGTGGATGCCGAGCCCGACCTTCAGGTTCCTGCCGGCCGCGGCGCCGGCCGCCTTCGCGGCGCCCGGCAGCTTCTCGATCGGCTTCTTGGCCGCGGCGTAGATCGCCGTCGCGGCCGCGCGGATGTCCGGGTCGGCGCTCTTCATCGCCCGGCTGAGGTTCGCCCACGCCTTCTTCGAGAGCGTGCCCGCCCTCGGCGCGAGCTCGGCCAGCTGGTCGAGGATGAGCTGCTTCGTGTAGGCCGCCTGGGCGCGGACCGCGGGGTCGCGATCCTTGAGCCCCTTGGCGAGCTCCTTCGACGCGAGCTGGCCGGTGAGGCGGGCGATCTGCCCCGTCTTGCTCTGGCTGTTCTTGATCATGTCGAGGAGGGTGGTCCAGGCCTGGTCGACGGCGTCGCGCTTCTCGAGGATCCCCTGGGCGACGGCGCCGGCGGCGCGGTTGGCCGTGGCGCGTCCCTCGGCCGCCCAGCCCTTCGTCAGGGCGGCCATCGCGTCCTTCCCGATCGGCGGGAGGGTCTTGTTCAGCTCGGACAGCCGGTCCTCGATGGCCATCTTCGTGGCCGTCGCCTGCGCCGCGACGGCCGGGTCGCCCGACGCGAGGCCGTCGCGCAGCGCCTTCGACGCGAGCTGCCCGAGGAGCTGGCCGCGCTCCTTGGCCGGCGTGATCGCGCCCTGCATCCCCGAGACGAGCGCCTGCCAGGCGTCGTTGACGGCGTCCCGCTTCGAGAGGAGCCCCTGAGCGGTCGCGGCGGCGGTGGCGGTCGACAGCTCCTTGGCGATCCGAACCCAGTCCTTGCCCGTGGTCTCCATCCACGCTGAGAAGCCGTTGACCACCGCCATGGACTGCTCGACGACCGACCTGTTCGCCGCCTCGACCACCGCGTCGCCGTACTTCTCGCCGGTCTGCGTGCCGGCGGCCTCCACCGCGGCCTGGGTCTGCGGCGTCCCGAGACCGGCGGCGATCATCGAGTCGATCGCGTCGAGCTGGCGCTGCAGGTTGTTCTGCTGGCTCAGGCCGAAGAAGTCCTCGATCGGGTCGAAGTTGCCGTGCTCCTTCTCGAGCGCCGCCGCGAGCTGGTCGCGGAACGCCTTGAGCCCCTCGACGGACGCGGACGCCGCGCCCTCGCCGACCCGGTTGAGCAGCTCGACGTTCTGCTTCTGGAGGTCGACGTAGTCGAAGACCAGCTTGACCGTCACGACGGCGACCAGGCCGACGATCGCGAGGGCCGCGGCGGCGGCGAACGCGGCGCCGGCCGCGGTACCGCTGACCCCGGCGGCGGCGAGCATGCGGCCGCCGGACGCCGCCCACGCGCCCTGGAGGGCGACCCCGATCGCGTCGCCGGCGATCAGGGTCGCGAGGTAGGCGGTCGCCGCGGCAGAGCCGGCCCGCGTCACGATGGCCGTGACCGCGGCGGATCCGGCGACCCGGGCCCACGCGCCTCGCAGCGCGCCGGAGACGAAGTCGCCGGCCATCAGGACCTTCAGGTAGACGGTCGCGGCCTGGTCGGCGGCGAACGCGACCGCGGCCGCCACGAACGGGAGCTTCGCGGCGAGTCGGAAGCCGCCGGCGATGCCCCGCCCGAGCCCGCCGGCGAGCTTCCCCGACAGGTTCGGGGCGAAGCCGGCCAGGATCGTTCCGAGGGCGGCGAACCCGGTGATGAACGGGCTCGAGCCCGCGTCCGCGAACATCGCCCCGATCTTCTCCCCGAGGAGCTTGAGGCTCCGGATCGGCCCGGCGTCGATCTGCCGCGCGACCTCGGTCGCCTTGTCGCCGGCCGCCTCCTGCGTGACGTTGAAGTCCTCGAGGGAGCCACCCGCGTCGTGGACCGCGCCGGCCAGCTGCGCCCAGATCGGGCCGGCCTTCGGGCCGAAGAGCTCGATCGCCCGGGTCGTCCGGGCCTGCGCGTCGGGGATCGCGCCAAGGATGTCGAGGTACCGGGCGATCGGGTCGGCGTTGAACTTGGCGACCTCTTCGTTGTAGATCCTCTCGGCGATCGCGGCGCGCTGGGTCGGGTCCTCGATCGCGTCCAGCGTCTTGACGATCTCGCGCAGGCGGTCCGGCACCACGAACTCGGCCAGCGCGGCCTCGAGCTTCAGGACCTCGTCCTTGGCGCGCTCCACCGCCGACTTGTGGACGTCCTGGAGCCCGATGATCTCCGCCAGCGTGGGCGGCACCGCGAACCTCGCGACGGCCGAGTTGATCGCCTGCTGGACGTTCGCGTATGACAGGCCGGAGGCCGACGCGAGGTTGAGCAGCGCGATCCCGTCGTCGATCGTGCCGTTGAGCCCCTTCAGCCCCTTCGCCAGGGTGGGCAGGATGTCGATCCGCTCCTGGAGCGAGCCGCCCCACTTCTGCTGGCTCGCGATGATCTGGTCGATCGAGCCGAGAGCCCGGTCGACGTTGACCCCGTACCCGTCGGCGATGTCGTCGGTCGTCTGGACGATCTGCTCGCCGCTCTTCTTCGTGACCAGGGCGGCGTCGAAGAACCGGTCGGCGTACTTCTCCATGTCCGCGCCGGAGAGGTTGAGGTCCTCCCGCATCGCCTTCGTCGCGGCGGAGATGTCCTCGATCGACTCCGTCGTCCGGCCGTTCTCGCGCCGGACGACCGCCTCCATCGCCGCCCACTCGTCGCCGGTCGCGCCCGTCTCCGCCTGGAGGTCGTTGAGGACCTGGTTGAGCTTGACGCCCTGGGCCGTCATGGCGGCGAGCGCGGTGGCGGCGCCCACCGCGACCGTCTTGTAGACCGCGCCGGTCGTCGCCTTGACGCGATCGAGGAACGAGCGCGTCTTCGCCTCGGACTGGTCGAGCCCCTTGTCCAGCCCCGTCTCGTCCGTGGTGAGCCGGAGTCGTGCCTCGCCGAGGTCCTCGCTCACGTCGTGGCGCCCCGCTTCACGACCCGGATCCCGATGTGCGCGGCCGCCAGGGCGGCACGGTGCGCCTCGCGGTCACGCGGCCGTCGCACGACGTCGACCTCCGCGACGCGGCGCCACGCCGCGATGACCTCGGTGCGCGAGCCCGGCTTCATCGAGCCGGAGCCCACCGCGATCCGCTCGGCCTCCGCGATCGCCTCCTCCGCGTCGATCCGGGGCAGCATGACGAGGTGCGCCTGGAGCAGCGGGATCGGCATGGTCAGCCAGTCGCCGGGGCCGTAGAAGCGCGCGAGGCGCGGGAGGAGCTCTCCCCAGTCCGGCGGCGGGCCCGCGGGTTCCTTGGCTTCGCCGGTGCCGCTTCGGACGAAGCCGGCATAAAAGACCCGAGCACCGCGAGGCGCTGGATGTCGCTGAGCTTCTCGATCACCTCGGCCGGCGCCCGGAGGATCTGTCCGACGACGGTGCCGAGGACGGCCGTCAGCTCGGCCGCGTCCTCGTCGGAGAGCACCTCGCCCTTCTGACGGGCCTGCATCTCCGTGACCTTCGCCGACATCTGGTCGAGCTTGTTCAGCGCGATCAGGCCGAAGTCGCCGGGGACCATGAGGTCGTAGCGCTCGCCGTCGATGAGGATGAACGGGCGCTCGAGCGGGTCGAGCGTGCTGAGGTCGAGGAGCGGCTTCGCGGCCGCCTCCGCTGGTGCAGTCATGGCTGTGCCTCCTGGGGCTGTGCCTTGGGACTGTGGCCGTGGTGGATGACGAACCGGATCCCGAGGCGCCGGCAGGTCGCCTCGATCTCCGCGAGCGACCGTCGCGCGACCTGCGCCTGGCGACGGTGGAACGCCTCCGCTCGCTTGTGGTGGCGCGCCTCGGCGTCGAGCCGCGCTGCCTCTTCGAGGAGGGCTGTGGCGCTAGGCGCCTGTGCCGCTCCGCTCATCGCGGACCCGGATCAGCTGCCGAGCGGCGCGTCGGCCGCCTCGAACACGCCGAACCGCTCGTCGTCCGACGCCGCGTCGAGGTCCTCCATCGCGGTGAAGGTGAGCGCGAGGCCGGCCGGGGTGCCCTTCCGGTGGACGACCGCGGGGGAGCCCGACTGGCTCACCTTCGGGAGCCAGTACTGGCAGGGCGCGCCGTCGCCGTAGGGGCCGTCGGGCGAGATGGCCAGGAGCGCGAACGTCGCGACCTGCGGCCCCTGATGGAGCTGGACGAGATTGCTGTTGCCCGAGCTGCTGTCGACGGCCGCGTCGTTCACGACCTTCGCGTAGCTCTCGACCGTCAGGTCGTTGAGCGTGAAGCCGAGGGTGAGTCCCTCCGACGTCCGGAACGACTTGACCGGGCCGGTCCCGCGGAGCCCGCGGTACATCTCGATCGTCTGCTCGTGGGTGACGGTGATCCCCGCCTCGTCGTACTCGCCGGCGCCGCGCAGGCCGAGGAGGACCCACGCGGGGATCCCCGTGAGGTCCGCGCCGATGTCGGGCTTCGCCGTCCCGGCCGGCGCGAGGTACACGTCGAACGGGACGGCCATGATCTCGAACGGTTCAGGCATCGGAGTCTCCTTCTGCCGCCTGCGGCTCTTCTGTCGCGGCAGACGTCGTGGTCTCCGCCTCGCTGCGTGGGATGGATGGGTCGAGCGCCTCGGCGCGCTCCGGTTCCGGCTCCCCGACGGCGAGCCTCAGGCTTCGCGCGACGCCCTCGACGTCGCGCCGGCCGGCGAGCCGCCGGACGTCGCCTCGATCGAGCTCGGCCGTCGGGCGCTGCATCTCGGCCATCAGGCCACCTCCCGCTCGTCGAACATCCCGAGATAGGTCCGGAGCACGAGCGGCCAGCGTGTGTCCGGCTCGCGGAGCGTCGTGTAGCCCGAGCTCGTCTCGAACCCGTGGACCAGGACGGCGCCGACGACGGTCCGGCGGAGGTTCTTCAGGACGAGGTGCGCCGCGACCGCGACGTCCATCGCCTCCGCGTGGGTCGCCCCGTAGGACTTGACGTCGACCCGCTGCTTCCCGATCGGCAGGAAGCCGCCCGCGGCCGGGCCGCCGGCGCCCGTGACCACGAAGCACTTGCGCGGCATCGCGTCGTCCTGGTCGTCGGGCAGCTCGTGGGCGAACCCGGGGACGGGATCGAGCCAGTCGACCAGGACGTCCTTCGTCGCGCTGATCGGGTCGACGGTCGGCACTACGCGAGCCTCCGGCGGATCCGGCCGACCAGGCCGGCGTACGCTCGGTCGGCGCCGCGACGCATCGCGTGGACGCCCGTCCTGCCCCGCGCGCCGATCTCGATCCAGATGCCGTACGGGACGTGGTAGCCCCACGTGACGCTCAGCCCCTCGTTGTCGCGGGCGACGCTGTCGCGGGCGCGGCCGGTCAGGACCGGGGTGTTCGCCTGCGTCTCGACGACGGCGACGTCGACCGTCTCGACCGTGGCCTCCTCGGCGGCCCGCTTGACCTTCGCGGCGACCTCCTTGCCGCGCCAGATGAGCGTCATCCCGCCGCTCCCGCGGCGCCGGTCACGGCCTCGAGCGTCAGCTCGCGGTGCGACCGGCCCATCCGCTCGTCGCCGAGGATCCGGTAGACGTGGGGGTCGAGGACGGCGCCCAGCCGGTCGTAGATCCCGTTGATCCTGTCGGCCGGTGACACGTCGGCGTCCTGGGGTACGCCGATCATCACGTTCGCGACGCGCGCGTTGACGCCGCCCTCGACCATGCGCTCCCGCTCGGGCCAGAGGAAGCACGGCATCCGACCGGACGTCTCGCCCGGGACCAGCACCGCGACGTGCGGCTGCCAGTCGGCCGCGACCGGCTGGTTGTTCCGGTCGCGGCCGGTCGCCGCGTTCCGCTCGACCTGGGCGCGCTGCGTCATGAGTGCCCGGGCGCTCAATGGAGGATCCCCTCGTCCTCTTCGAGCGCCGCCAGGATCGCGTCCCGTCTCGCGGCGTAGGTCGCGTCCGTCGCGTACGACTCCGACCAGCTGCCGAAGCGCGCCGCGGTCAGGCCCGGGTGGAACTCGATGTGGAGCCGGACGAGGTCCGCGGTCGTCGCCGATCGCCGGGCCGCGTCGGAGAACGGCTGGTACCGGACGACCACCTTCCCGCGCCACCGGCCCACGACGCGCTCGACGATCCGCCCGGACGGCCGGAGGGCGTAGTCCGCGGCATCCACCGCGACGTCGCCCTCCGTCACCGACAGGACCTCGACGGCGCGCCGCGACAGCCCAAGCAGCGGACCGCTCGGGTGTCGCGTCTCCGTCAGCGGACCGAACGGGCCGAAGCGTTCCTCGACCAGCTCGGTCGCCTCGCCGAGCAGGATCGTCAGGGCCGCCTCTGGGAGGTCGGTCTCGACGAACGCCCGGAGCTCCTCGGTGGTCACGTCGAGACGGGCTCCTCCTCGCTCCCGGCGGTCCGGTAGCCCGCCCTCGCCTTGATGGCCGCGATGGTGGCGTCCCGGTCATCCGGCACGACCTCGACGTCGTAGTGGCCGGCGATCGTGGCGAGCTGCTCATCGGTCGCGTCCTCGAGCGTGCTCGGACCGGACGACTCGTCGGACGCTCGTCCCGCGCCGCCCTCCAGGCCGCCGACGATCGGCTCGTCGCCCTTGTCCTCCGGTCGGGCCACGGCCGCGATGATCGCCTCGGCCACCTCGCGCTTGTTCGCGAGGGCCTCGGGGTTCTCGACGCCGGCCGCCGTCGCGAGCGCGTCGAGCTCGGCGCGCTGCGCGCGGACGAGATCGACGATCCGCTCCTCGGCGGTCGGGGGCTCGGGCGCGTCGACGGACCTCGGTCGCTCGGCCGCCTGGCGGACCGCGGCGGAGGCCGCGGTGCCCGGGCGCTCGCGGACGTTGACCGGCCCGAAGCGCGTCGGGTTGCCCAGCACGACCGGATGGTCGGCCGCGTAGACCGCACCCTCCTTGATCCCGTGCGGCGGGCCGTCGATCGCGGTGACGAACGGGACCCTCGCCGCTACCGTGGCGCGATCGCTGTCGATGTCGGCCATGTCGTGACTCCTCCTCGGGGGTGGAGAGCGCCCTCGCTCGGTCGAGGAGGAGTCAACGACTCCGCGAGGGCGCCGCCCGTTGCGCGCTAGATCAGCTCGGGACCTCGAGGCAGCGGAACGCCTCGTCGGCGAGGATCCCGCAGCCGTTCGCCCAGAGGGCGAAGACGCCGCGCTGCCCGGTGGGCCGGCCGTTCGCCCCGAAGACGTGGGGGATGACGTCGACCGCCATGCCCAGCCGGTCGACGATCAGGAACTGCTTGAAGTCCCCGAAGATCAGCGGGTGCGAGCCGGTCGACAGGTCGCCGTCCATCGTGCTGATCTCCTCGCCCGGGTAGCCGATCAGCCGGCCCGGGTTCGCGTCGGCGAGCTGGACCCACATGTTCGACCCGCCGCTGGTGTCGAACTGGCGGACCAGGTCGTAGATCGAGCCCTCGCCGAGGTACCGACCGCGGGCGCGCCAGCGCGGCGGGGTCTGGTTCTTGATGGCGTAGACGTCCTCCGGGCCGAACGAGGCGGCGCCGACCGTCGGGACGAAGGACCCGGCCGCGAGGGTCGCGATCAGGCCGGACGGGTTCGTGACGCCGCCCGCGGTGACGCCGTCGCCGTTGATGAACTCATCGGCCTCTTCCATGTCCTTCGCGTCGGCCAGGAGCGGCGCGACGGCGGCGGGCACGTTGACCGATGCCTCGAGCTCGCGGCTGAACGGGATCCACGCCTGGACGCGCGAGGTCTCGAGCTCGGGCTGCGTCAGGTCGGGGCTGTCGTCGGTCGACTCGAAGTTCTCGGGGTGCCGGGTCACGATGATCCCGGTCGACTTGACCCCTTGCCACTTCTTGCCGGTGATCCGCTCGACCCGCGCGATCGTGCGCAGCGGGTTGATCGCCCCGTCCGAGATCAGGATGATCGTCGGGTCGAGGGCGAAGGGGATCATGTAGCCGCCGTCCGGGTCCGATCCCAGGGTCAGCGCCTCGAGCTCGAGGCGGCTGAGCGCGTTCGGGTTGAGCTTGCGGAGGAACGCGTTGAACGCGGCCCGGTAGGCGGGCGATCCGGTCGCGATGATCCGGCGGGCGATGACCTTGCGATCCTCGGTCTCGGCCTCCTCGAGGATCTTGTGGACGGCGGCCTGGGCCGCCTTCGGGTCGACCGTCGGCGCGTACTGCGCCGAGTCGGCGATCTTGCGGGCGCCGTCGTTGAGCGCCTGGACGTACTCGCCGTCCGTGCGCGTCCGCGAGCGGTACTCGTCGATGGCGAACACGTTGTCCGGCACGAGCCGGCGCGCTGTCGCCGCGGCGGCGAGCAGCGGCCGGACGAGGTCCTCGCCGCCGCGCTCGACGTGCGCGTCGTCGGTCGCCAGCTCGTCGATGTAGTTCCGTCGCGCCGTCAGCTCCGTGACGCGCGCGGTGATCTCCTTGCGGGTGGACGCGATCTTCGCGAACTCGTCGCGCTGCTCATCGCTGAAGGGGAGGCCGGCCTGCTCCGCGTCCATCGCGAGGGCGCGCTCCCTCAGCTCTTCGCCGTACGCCTCCAGCTCTTCGATCGAGCGCAGGGCGTCGAGGTCCTTGAATTCCATCCGTCAGTTCCCTTTCGTGGTGCTGAAGCCGCCCCAGAACGCGTCCCGCTGTTCGGCGGAAAGCGCACGTCGGCGCGGAGCCGCCCGGCTCTCGGTGCGAGTGGCGACCGCCGAGGCGGCGATCGGCAGGGTCTCGACCGCCGTGGCGGCGATCGCGGGCATGTCGGGAGCGACGTCCCCGACCTCGACGGGTGCGGCCTCGGCCGACCTGGACGAACGGCCCTGGCGAGGCAGGAGCCTCCGGACCGTGTTCTCGAGGGTGTCGACGCGATCGACCATCCCGGCCTTCAGCGCGTCCTGGGCGAGGACCTCGCGGCCGCCGCCGTAGTTCGCGACGACGAGCGCGGCCGTGGTCCCGCGGCCGGCCGCCACGTCCTTCGTGAACATCCCGTAGTACGCGTCGACGTAGCCCTGGATCGTCGTCCTCGCGTCGTCGCTCAGCGGCTCGTGCGGGTTCCCCTCGGTCTTGAACGGGCCGGCCGCGACGAGCGTCGTCTTGATGCCCGCCATCTCCTCGGCCGCGCTCTGGTCCTCGTGGGCCGCGAACACGCCGACAGAGCCGACGGATCCGGACGGCGTCACGATCGCCTCGGTGCACTGGCACAGGAGCCAATAGGCGGCCGACGCGGCGAGGGAGTCGGCGATCCCGACTATCGGCTTCGGGCCGTCGCGCAGGCCGCGCAGCTCGGCCGCGAACTCCGTGAGGCCGTCGACGCTGCCGCCCGGCGAGTCGAACTGGAGCACGACCGCGCTGATGCCCTGGTCCGCGAGGGCGCCGCGCACCTGGCCGCGCAGGACGTCGAGGCTGGTCCCGCCCGAGACCATCGACATCAGGCCCATGCGCTGGCTGATGACGCCGTACACCGGGATCACCCGGACGGAGCCGACGTCGAACGAGCCGTCGCTGCGCCGTTCCGGGTTGTCCGCGGCCGCGGCCTCGAGGACCGCGCTGATCTCGTCCTTCGACATCCGGCCGCCCTGCACCCGGAAGCGGACGATGTCCACCATCATCGAGAGCATCTCGGCCTGGATCGCCCAGGGGCGCTCCATCAGCGTCTTGAAGACGTGCGGGTATCGGGGCGGCGAGTCGGGGAGGATCGGGTCGAACGGCCCTTCGCCGGCCGCGGCGAGCTCGGCGTCGACGAGGGCGTCGGCCTCGGCTTCGATGATCTCGGGCACAGATGGACCTCCATCCGCGCCCTGGACACGATCCGCGCGTAGGAGGTCACTGCCGATGTCGGGCTGGTCACGGGGACACGGCCGACGGAGTTCTATTCGCGGGTCACGATAGACGCACTTGTCAAACTGACAAGGGTCATACCTGTGTCTTTCCTATGTATCCGCCCAGGCGCGCAGCGCCGCGGCCGCCAGCTCGGCGGCGCCGTGGCGGGGCTGGTACACGACGTCGAGCGTCCGCTCGCGCGCCGCCACGTCGTCAGGACGGAGCTCCAGCGCCCGGGCGATCGCCGCCTCGAGCTCCGCCGCCCTGTCCACGTTGATGCCCACGCCGGCGGCCGCCCAGAACCGGAGCCCGTGCTCGACCTCGCGGCGGTACGTCGGCGCGTTGAGGACCACGACCGCGAGACCCGCGGCGGCCGCCTCGTACATCGACGAGCTGTTGTCACACACGTAGACCGACGCCCGCTCGATCACCGCGTCGAACGACGGCACGACCTCGATGCCGGCTGCCCGGTAGAGCGGCGCGATCCGCCTCAGCTCGCGCGGGTGACCGTGACCGATGACCCGGTGCGTGGCGCCGAGCCGGAGGAGGGTCGCGCGGTAGTGGCGCCAGGCGGACTGACTCTCGGGCGACACCCGCGCGTCCCAGTGCGTACTGATCGCGACGACCGGGGAGCCGCCGTCCGGCCGGCGCGCGGGCAGCGCGTCGAGCTTCGGGCAGCCGACGACCGCGACGGTGGCAGCGGGGTACGCCTCGCGAGTCACGCGCGCCGCGGTCTCGTTCGGGACCAGGAACAGCCCGACCTCGTCCTGCCGGTCGCCGCCCGGGTAGCCCGGGTGCGGCTCCTGGTCAGGCGCGAGGGCGCCCAGGTAGGACTGCCCGATGCCGTGCTGCCCGAGCGCGAGCCGCGTCCGGCCCGCCTTCCTCGCGGTCGCCATGTCGGGGTACCCGATCGTCAGGATCGGGACGTCGCCGCCGGCGAGCGGCGCCGTCGTGGCGCCGCGGATCCGCGCGGCCCCGTCGGTCCAGGCGGGCGGCGCGACGTGGAAGGTGCCGGCGTCGGGGCCGAGGGCCGCCCAGACGGGCGCGAGGTGGGGGACGTACCACGACTTCGAGGCGAAGACGTCGATCGTCAGCGTCAATATCCCGTCCCGACCCGCTGCTCGCCGATGTGCAGGACCAGCGGCGGATCCGCCTTCCCGCCCCAGATGCCGCACCTGACGCGGCGATCCCTGAACAGCTGCCGGCTGAAGTGGTGCTCGGAGTTCGGCACGTCAGGCCACTTCTGCCGGAGCACCGCGAGGAGCCCCCGGCTGACGAGATGCGGGTTGAGGCTGAAGAACTGGCGGTGTTCGATCCATCTGGAGCCGTCGTTCGAGCGCTCCACGAAGAGGGACGGGTCGAAGCGCTCGATCATCCCGCCGGCCTCGATCTCCTTGGGGAACCAGGCCTGGCGCTTGATGACCATCTGCTTCAGGTCGTCGCCCTCCTCCTCCATCACGTCGACGATCGCGGCCAGGTCGACGCGCCGCTGGAACTCGAGGTCGTCCTCGCACCAGAAGACCCAGTCAGCGTCCATGTCCGCGGCCGCGCCCATCGCGAAGCGGACGGCGGGGCCGTGACCGAGATGGTCGTGCGCCCTGATGCTCCAGTCGGGGAACGACTCGCCGAGCCAGGCCGCGTACTCCGGGTCTCCCGAGTCGTCGCAGATCACGCGCTCGGTGAACGGTCCGACCTTCTCCTCGAGCGAGGGGATGGTCCGGGCGATGCACTCGCGTCGCCCGTTGGTGATCACGACGGCGCCGACCGACGGCCTGCTCCGAACCGGAGCCTTGCCCGTGTGCTCCGCGATCAGCGCGCGCATCCGGTCCGGGCGGTGGATGGCGCGGTATCGGGCACCCAACGCGATGTTGGCCCCGAACTGCGGCGTCGACGGATCACGCGGCTGCATGGGGTGCCACAGGTGGTACACGTCGCCGCGGAGCGCCTTGTAGCCGCCCAGCACGGTGCAGGCGAACTGGAATGCTGCGTCCTCCGAGCCCCAGCCGAGGAACCGCTCGTCGTAACCGCCGGAGGCGTCCCACAGGCGTCGCGGCACGATGTGGATGCCACCGTAGGCCGATTCGCGCAGGCGTCGGATGCCGTGCCGGGGGATCACCCCGGTCGCCATGAACGATGCGGACCCCGCCTCGTCGAGCATGTGGTAGGTCGTGAACGGCCGGATGAACTTGCCGGTCCGGAGCGCGAGGTCCACACCAGCCTTCACCTGGCGCCAGTCCCAGGGCACCGTATCGGCGTCCGCGAAGATGGCGACATCCCAGTCACCCGCGGCCTCCGCCGCCGCGTTGCGCGCCTTCGAGGCATTGAACAGACCGGGCTCGTCGTGGTGCCCCTCGAAGATGGGCCAGCCCTGCTGCGTCCAGATGCGCCGGCACCACTCCCAGTTGGCGTCGCGAGTGGGGTCGCCCGCTCGTCGGGGGACGAGGACCACGGTGCGGAGGGGGTATCCGTAGTTGGTCGTCGCCCAGAAGTGCTCGGCATACGAGGTCTCGCTGCCGTGGACGGGCTTCCCGCTCCAGCTCTTCGGGTAGAACGTCCGGGCCGGGAGCGGACGTTGGTCGTGCAGCGCCATCGCCTCGGTCAGCGTCGTGCCCCCGCAGGTCGCCCATGGCTCCTCGAACGTCTGGAGCTCCTCGACGAGTCGCCGGTACGTCTTGATGACCGGGTGCCCGGGCTCGGAGCCGATGGTGCCGTTGGCGACACGGCCAGGAAGGTGCGGGTTCGGAGGCTCATAGGCGGCGAAAAACCCCTCGGCCATGAACGGGGCGCCCTCGAGCGTCCGCAGCGGGCGGCTGTCGATGTCCACGTAGACACCGCCCACAGCGTCGAGGATGGCGATCCGGGCGAGGTCCGCGGCACCGTGCCAGATGCCGTCGCGCATGTAGGCGTCATAAACATCCCGGCGCGGCACGTCGAGGGTGTCGATATCATCCTCGCGCCAGATGCGGTGCTCCCAGCCGGGGTGCATGGTCCGCCATGCCGCCGCCCATTCCTCGGGAACCGGACGCGGGCCGATCCAGACGTGATGCAGGATGCGGGGGATCACGGCGTGATCGCCCGGACGGTCTCGCCGCTGGCCATGTGCGCGATGATGGCGCGCAGTTCCCCGACGTCGATCTTCGCCGCCGTGTCGGAGCGGTACTCGAAGCCCTCGGCAAGCTCGCCGTGGCGGTCGCCGGTCAGGGGGCCGAGGACGTAGTGTCGCCCGACGTCGCGGGCGTACGGAGCCTCGTGGGCGTTCAGCAGCTGCTCGTGTCGCTTCTCGCCCGCCCGGAAGCCGACGTTGACCTGCGCGACGCCCGGGGCGACCGCCTCGGCCATGACCGCCATCGTCGACGAGCGCGACTTCGGGATGAGGATCGAGCCCGACTCGAGCTCGAGGCCGACGAGGATGAGGTCGACCGCGTCGTCGAGGGTGATCCAGAAACGGGTCATCGCCGGATCGGTGAGCGTGATCGGACCGCCGGCGGCGGCCTGGGCCAGGAGCGCGGGGACGACCGATCCGGTGCTCGCGATCACGTTCCCGTATCGCACGAGCGTGAAGGCGGGTCCCGTCGGGCGGACGGCCGCCTGGTAGAGCCGCTCCATGAGCGCCTTGCTCTGGCCATACGCGTTGATCGGCGCGCAGGCCTTGTCGGTCGAGATCCCGATGACCCGCGGGACCGCGGCACGGAGCGCCTCGCGCACGACGTTCATCGAGCCGACCACGTTGGCCTGGACGCAGGCCATCGTCTCGCGCTCGGCCTCGGGCACTCGCTTGTAGGCCGCGGCGTGGACCACCACGTCGACCCCGCGCATGGCCGTCTCGAGCGAGTCGCTGTCGCGCACGTCGCCGAGGACGAAGCGGACCGCGGGGAAGCGGTCGCGCATCGCCGCCTGCTTCACCTCGTCCCGGGAGTAGACGACGAACGAGGCATCCCAGCACTCGGCGAACGCACGGGCGAGGATGGCTCCGCCGAGCGAGCCGGATCCGCCGGTCACGAGGACGTTCCCGGTCAGGCCTCTCACGACGCCCACCGGTACAGGTAGGTGAACGCGTCGGGCCATGCCATCTCCATCTCGTAGCCGGGCAACATCTCGGCGATGCCGCCGTAGGTCCAGTCCTCGATCAGGATCAGGGGGTGGTCGCGGGCGATCGTCTCCGCCGCGCCCAGGAGGAGGGTCGCCTCGTGGTTCTCGACGTCCACCTTGACCAGCGTGACGTTCGAGAGGCCGAGGCTGTCGAGGGCGACGGCGTCGACCTCGAGCGAGCCCTCGTCGGTCACGAGACAGGCGCCCATGTTGGCCGGGTTCGGCTCCATCCGGAGGACCCGCGGGCCGTCCGACAGCGCGACCTGGTGCGTCGTGACGGTCGCGAAGGCCGCGACGTTCTCGCAGAGCAGCGCGTAGTTCGCCGCGATCGGCTCGAAGGCGTGGATCCGATCGTGGGCCAGGAAGCGGGCGAAGTAGGCCGTGTGGTTCCCGACGTTCGCGCCGGCGTCGACGATGACCCGCTGGCCCAGGTGGCGGTTACGGACGTAGTCGAGGATGGCCGCCTCGTAGAAGTCGCCCGAGCGCCGGATCCCGTCGGACACGCCCTCGCCCTCGGGGTGCAGGCGGAGCCGAACGCCGCGGAGCTCGACGGCGTCGATCATGCCGCCCCCCGGAGCGCTCGCTGGACGCGGTCGACGTCGGCGGCCATCGCCGTCTCACGCCACCGTTCGTAGGCCGCCCGGTCGTGGCTGGTCGTCTCTTCCGAGTTCGCCAGGCGGTAGCCCTCGTCCCACTCCGCCTTGTCGACGAGCGGATGCAGGTGCTCGATGACCACGGACGGGAGGTAGCGGAGCGTGCCGGTCTCGATGCCGATGTCCCGCCAGACGGTGTCGATGAACAGGTGGCGACAGGCCGGCATCGCGTACCAGCCGAGGGCGCGCACGATCTGGGCCGAGATGAACGGGGCGGTCGGCAGGTTCGCGCCGTGGATCAGGTCGTCGCCGTAGGCGATCCCGGGCCGCGCGAGCGCGTCGGCGACCGACCGGTCCCAGCCTACGGTGCGGCACACGTGGTCGTCCCCGAGGTTGCCGATCACCGCCGTCGGGTCGTCCGCCGCGAGCCGCATGGACACCGCGTTCGTCGCCCGCGTCAGGTCGCCGGTCTCGTCGGGCGCGAGGATCACCTCCGTGACCCGGCCGACCGCCAACGCGTCGTAGCGGAGCAGGGCGGGATCGTCGGCATCGACCGCGAGCCAGACGCGCGTGTCGGAGAGGACCGCGGTGTCCAGGATGGCCTGGACGGCCTCGGCAGCACGTTCCGGCCTGCCGCGTGACGGCATCACGACGACGATGCTCACGCGACGAGCTCTCCGGCGCGCAGGAACCCGTGCCACGTCCCGCTGTCGATCGACCCGGCGCCCGCCGTACAGGTCAGGCCGCCCTTGTCGACGGTGATCGCCGGAGGGTCGCCGTGGCGGATCCAACAGCGATGCTCGAAGTCGGCGGGCTTGCCGCAGTTGTTCGCCCGAGCGTCGATGTTCCACGGGTTGTTGTCCGGCAGGATCACCTGGAGCTGAGGCCCGGACGCGAAGAGCCTGGAGCCGGCGAGGTGCTCGTCGGCCTGGCGATCGCCGATGCTCGACCAGAACATCGCGCCGGGGATGCGACACATCGAGAGCGACCAGGCGTCGGTCGCGATCACATCGCCGCTGTCGACCCGCAGGACGTCCCAGACCTCGGACGTCCACGCTTCCGCCTCGACGTGGCGCCGCGACCCGCGCTCGTCGGACTCATGGGCGCGCTCGCAGTCCGCGATCGAGCAGTACGACCGGACCATCTCCGTCTTCGAGTGCGGGTTGACGAGCTCGACCATGAAGCAGCGGATCGGCGTCATCCGGCGTCGATCCACCGACCGTCGCGGATGTACCCGTGGCGCCCGCAGCCGACGTCGGGCCTCCCGATGCTCCCGCAGAGGATCGACGGCTCGATCGTCAGCGGGTCAGTCGAGACGAGGACGTGGAAGGGGCCGCCGAACAGCATCCGCGCCCATCCGTCCTGCCGGCCGTCGCCGGGCCGGGTGTGGGACCACCACGAGCCCAGGTACTCCTTGCCCTCGTGCGTCATCGGCTCCGGAGCCGTGATCCGGACGCCGCCGCCGACGTCGATCCATTCGTCGTCGCGCGGCAGGTCGTCGCCGCTGAGCTCGCTCACGAACCGGACCCGGCGACGAACCCGGACTCGCGGGTCACGTCGGCCTCGATGCGCAGGTAGCCGACCGCCACCGTGTGGGTCAGCCCGTCGGCGTCGACCACCTCCAGGTCCCAGAGCAGCGCCATCGGGGCGGCGAGGTCACGCGTGTCCGCGGCCTCGATCGCCACGTGGGCGGCGTTGCCGTCGATCGTGATCCCGTAATCGAGGTCCTTCCGGATCAGCGCGTCGACGTCGTCGTCGACGGCGCTCCGCTTCGCGGTGAACGTCACGGCGAGCGCGTCCTCGATGGGGAGCTCCGCGCCGTCGGCGGTGATGTCGACGTCGAAGGTGGCGTCGTCGCCCCGGATGATGGTCAGGTTACTCACGGCTCACCTCGCCTCGATAGGTCGCTTGATGGACCGACGCACCGAAGGCCGACGGCCCGCTCACGGTCCCGACGTGCCGGCGCGTCGTGACGGTCCCGATGGCGCCGAACGGCCAGTCCGCGTACGTCTCGACGATCGGCGGAAAGGCGGTCAGGGCGAGGGCCGCCGACGCCGGGCGCGCGACGCGGTTGTCGGTAGCGACGACGCCGGGTGCGAAGGCGGTCAGGTTGAGCGTGCCCGGTCCTGGCGTGATCCCGCCGCCGGCGGACACGTCGGGGGCGAACGCGGAGAACGCGAGCGAGGCCGGCGCCGGGGTGGCTCGCTGGTGGTCGGTCGCGACCACGCCCGGTGCGAAAGCGGTCATCGCGAGGGCCACGCGATCGGGGGTCGCGAGGCGAGGCGTGAACACGGTCGGCTCGAGCGACGTCAGGCTCAGGGCTGCCGGCGACGGCACGATCGCCGTCGCGTCCGAGACCGACACGGTCGGAGCGAACGCGGCGGCCGCGAGGACCCTCGTCCCCGGGGTGACGGTCCGCGGCGCGGAGACCGTCGGAACGAACGCCGCCAGCGCCAGGGGGGCGACGGTCGGCGTGGCGACCTGGTGATCGCTCGCCGAGACCGTCGGAGCGAACGCCGTGGTCTCGAGCGCGACGTGCGCCGGAACCGCCAGCCGAGGCGTCGCGACCAGGGGGGCGAACGTCGCGGTCGCGATCGCGTGGACACCCGGGCTCACGAGGCGGGGCGCGACGACGAGCGGCGCGAAGCCGGCCGTGACGAGCCCGAGCACGCCCGGGGTGACCAGCTGCGGGCTGAGGACGGTCGGGGCGAAGCCCGCCGTCACGATCGCCGCGCTGCCCGGGACCGGGCGCACGTTCGCGGTCGCGCTGACCGCCGCGGCGAGGGCGGCCATGACCAGGCTCAGAGTATCTGGCGTGACCAGGCGAGGGGCGGACACGATCGGCGCGAGCGACGTGAGCGCCAGGACGGCGACGCCGGGCGTGACCCGCGCGTTGGCGCTCGCCTCGATCGTCGGGGCGAATGCGGAGGTCGCCAGGGAGAGGGGCGCCGGCGTCGCCAGGCGGGGGGTGGCCACGGCCGGGGCGAAGAGAGTCGCCGCTAGCGAAGCAACGCCCGGTGCGACGAGCCGTGGCGCCGCCACGGCCGGCGCGAAGCTCGTGGCCGTCAGGCCCAGCGTCGGCGGGGTCGCGATCTTGTCGAGTCGGATCGTCGGAGCGAACGCCGCCGTGACCAGGGACGCGACGTCGGGAGTCACCGTGACCGGCGTCATCGCGTGCAGGACGATCCACGAGCCGTGATAGTCGGATGAGATTCCGAGCGTGACGTCGTAGGTCTGCGTGCTCGGGGTGGTCGTCTGGACCTTGCCCTGCGACACGATGACCGACCCCGAGGTCGTCGAGCCGATCTCGTTGTACTGGTTCGTCGACCACGAGCCGTTCGTCGAGTCCGTGTCCGCCGCGCTCAGGCTCTGGGTCGTGCCCGCCTCGATGAAGAACGCCGCGACGACGGCGTCTCCGACCGCGATCGTCCCGGTCGCCCCGGAGGTCAGGCCCGTGCCGGTGGCTCCGGCCGCCTTGTCGCCACCGGTGACGTACTGGATCACATCGCCGGCAGCCTTCGTGACCTCCGTCAGCGTCCACGTCTTGGCGGTCGTCGTCGCGCCGAAGCTGACCGTGATGACGGTCCCGGTCTGGAGCGGGCCCACGTCCTGGGCGGTGGTCCAGATCGCGCCCTGCACACCGGCACTCGCGGCGCCGTTGTCGAAGACCGGCGAGCGGCGCTTCGTCCACGTGTTGCCGATGCTGTCGGTGACCGTAGTGAAGTTGTTGGTCGAACCGCCCGATGCCGAGTTGTCGGCCGCCACGCACAGGACAGCCCACGACCCGGCGGCGAAGTTGCCGCCGGGTGAGAGCGGGAAGGAGGCGGCCCCCGTGTTGTGGTTGCCGCTCCCCCTGTTCGTGAGGCCGAGCGCCACCTACGCGCTCGGCGAGTTCGGCGCCGTTCCCAATCCCGCCGGGACAGGGTCGTCGCCGACCGCGTTCTCGCGAAACCATCCGAGCATCGCGTGGAGTAGGGCCTCGTCGTGGTCGCCGGCGGCGCCCATCGCGACCAGCGCGCCGTCGTGGTCGGTGACCAGGACTCGCTTGAGCGCCTTCAGCGACGCGAAGCCGTAGTCGGCCAGCGCCGCGGTGTCCTGGACGAGATGGAGGCCGTTCGCCTCGAGCCGTGACCGAAGGATGCTCGGGACCACCACCCCGACCTCGATCGACTGGCGAACGGCGTCCGCGATCGGCCCGGACTGGCGCTCGTCCTCGGCCTGGGCGATGACGAAGGCGAGGTTGTTTGTCTGCATGGCTGGTCCTCCTGCTCAGGCGAGCGTGAACACGCCGCTGGCGTTGGCCGCGACGGTGAGCGTGTTGCCGTCGGTCGCCGCCACGTCGGCCGGGGTGGAGTCGAGGAGGGCATACACGAGCACGTTGCCCGCGACCTCGTAGATCTCCCCGAAGCGCGCCGCGATGCTGCCGCCCGTCGACATCCAGACGGGGTCCGTCTGGATGTCGACGGTGACCGTCGTGGTCCCCGACAGGGTGAGGACGACCGCGATCCCGCCGGTCGTGTAGCCGTTCGCGTTCGCGTGCTCGTTGGTCACGCCCGCGTGCGTCGTCGACGCCGCGCCGATGTTCGACGTCGACAGGAGCAGCGCCATCTTCCAGGTGTCGCTGTCGATGTCGAACGTCCCGTCGAGGAGCTTCGTGCGGCTCCCGTTCGGGAACGTCCAGGTCCCAGCTGCCATTGTCTACCTTCCCCTTTCCCCCGGGACTGCGCCCCGGGACGACTACCCTCGGATGACCCCCCGCGTCGGGTCTCAGGCGACGACCTCCGTCTTGCAGTGCCGGCAGGTCAGTCGGGAGCCGGGCCCGAGCTTCTGCGCGACGCGCTTGCCGCACGCCGGGTTCGGGCAGCGGACGCCGCCGGGTCCGATCCGGGCGGTGGCGATCGGCTCGAACATGGAGGGGAACTCGGCGACGAGCTGGTGGTCGCCCGGGAGCTCGACGCCCTTCGGTACGTCCCCGAGCGCGACGAACGGGCCTGACGTCGGCCAGAACGCGCCCCGCGAGCGGACGAGCGCGGGGCCCGCGATCGCCGTCCGGACGCCGTCGATCGCCGAGCGCAAGTCCGAGGACGACGAGGAGAGAGCGCTGGCAACGATCGCCTCATCGAGCGCGGTCGCGGGGCGCCAGCCCGCGGCAAGCATCTCGCGGAGACGCGAGGTCGTGCCGGTGAACGACTGCGCGGCGGTGCCCTCGGCCGCGCCGTCCGCCGGCAGCTCGAGCCGGCCGGGCGGCTGGAGCTGGACCGACACGAGGCCGGTGTGCTTCCCGATCAGGCGCCGGAGGTCGTTCGCCATGACGGCGTCGACCGCGTCGTCGGGCAGGAAGCCGTTGTTGATGAGGCCGCCGACCGTCGAGCCGTGCAGCTGCGTCGCGCGGGCCGAGTCGCGGACGTCGTCGCGCAGGAACGGGACGTCCCGATCGTCGTACCACAGGCGCGAGCTCGACGCCGGGGTCCCGATGACCCACTGGAGGGAGCCCGCGGCGTTGCGCCAGGCCGGCCGCATCGTGCTGTCGGCGATCCACCGGACGATCGCGGCCATGTTGCCGGCGTTCAGCGCGCTCCCCTGGATGTCGCCGAGACCGAACAGCGCCCCGTTCAGGCCGGCCGCCGCGATGATCCGGCTCTCGCCGCCCGCCTGGATCTTGCGGAAGTCGAGCTCCCCGAGGTTCGCCCCGATGGCGTCCGCGCTCGCCCCGCCGCCGAAGTAGATCGTCTTGAACGCGTTGAACGCGCCGCGGTGCTCCTGCTCGAAGAGTTCGATCCACTCCTCCGCCTTCTCCTTCGCCATCCCGGCCGGCATCGTGACGGTCAGGTTCGGCGTCGCCGCGTTCCTGTAGTACGCGAGCTTGTGGATCGTTCCCGCGCTGTCCGCCATCAGCTCCCGCAGGACCGGCGTCAGCCACGGCATCCCGACGTAGTTCCGGATCCCGTCGGGCACGGTGCTGTAGTGCGCGACCTCCTCCGGCAGGAACGACATCAGCGACGCCTGGCCGGTCGGGCCGCCGGGCATGTAGGAGAAGCCGGCGAGGACCGAGTCGGGATCCTGGGGCGTCGCGTCCTTCCGCTTCGATCCGAACACGGTCGCGGTCCAGTCGGGACGGAGCCGCTTGATCGTGCCGGCCCGGAGGAGGCCGAACCAGATGCCCGCGAGGTCGTTGTCGAGGATCATCCGGGCGAGCATGTCGCCCGTCGTGCGGCCGGGCTCCGGCGTTTCGAGCACGGACAGCGCCGGCGTCCCGAACAGGTTGCCCGGGCGGCTGCCGCGCATCTGCTGGAACGCGAACCGCGCCTCGCTGAAGAGCAGGAACCGGGTCGCCAGGCAGGCGAAGACGACGCCGTTCGAGCGGTACGCGCCCTGCACGAGCGAAAGGAACGACCCGTCGATGTTCTCCTGGTCCACCTTCAGCGTGGTCGACAGGTACGGGACGTGGTCGAGCGACATCATCTCGATCCACTCATCGGTCGAGAGGGGGCTCGCTGGCATCGCGGCGCGGATGACCGGCCGCGCCACCGCTCGGGCGACGACCTCGAGAGCGTTGAGCGTCATTTCGTACCCCTGACGGTGATGCCGAGGCCGATGAGCCCGAGGAAGCCGCCGGCGAGGCCGGCGACGATCAGGGCGAGGGGCGGGTAGATGAGGGCGATCCCGGCCACGAGCACGCTCGAGCTCGCCACGACGAGCGCGGTGTAGGCGCGGCGGGGAACGACGAGCCAGCGCAGCGCGCGTCGCCAGTACGGGACATGGACGGGCGGCGCGACCGCGCGGCGGCGAGCTCGGGCGGGGCGAGCGCGGATCGTCTCGGGCTCGACGGGGACCAGCGTCATCGGACCCGACCCACGATGACGAACGGAACGGGCTCCGGATCGGGCTCGCCGACGTCGTACTCGGCGTAGACCGCGTCGACCCAGGCGGCCACGCCGTCGATCCGCTCGTTGCTCTTGTCCTTGTCCGGCTTGATGTTGCCGGCCGCGTCCTGCGCCGCGGACGCGTTCGCGACCATCCACGAGAGGACGGGGTTGCCGTCGTGGTGGACGAACCCCGCGGCGATGTCGGCCTCGACCTGCTTCGCCGGAGCGGTGAGGGACGCGAAGCCCTGGCCCACCTCGACGACCTCGATCCCCTCCGCCTGGAGCTTCGGGGTCATCCACGCGGCGTTCCAGCGGTCGATCCCGACGCCGTAGAGCTGGGCGCCCATCGAGGCGATGAAGCCGGCCACGACCTCCTGGTCGACGCGGGCGCCCGGCGTGAGCGTGATCCACCCGTCGCGGGCCCAGACGTCGTACGGCACCTTGTCGCGCGAGACGCGCCGGTCCATGTTGTCCTCGGGCAGCCAGAAGTACACGCGGAGGTCGTAGCAGCGGCGCTGCTCGTCGATCGCGGGCCCGTCGATCGCCTCCATCGCGACCGTGAGCTGCATCTCCTCGATCGCGCTCTGGAGATCCTCCATCGAGGCGCCCGCGTCCATGAGCGCGGCGATCGCGGCGCGCCGGCGGTCGATCTGTGCGACCTGGGCCTCCTTCATCGCCTGCGTCGGGCCGCTCCGCCGGCGGTGGACCGGGCAGTCCTGCCGGTTCGACTTGAACGCGAACGCGGTGAGGTCGGTCGTCGACGAGAGGTCGGCGCCGCCGTGGCCGCGGCGGTCCGCAGGCAGCGGATCCGGCTTCGCCTCGGCGAGCGGCCAGCCGGCAAGCCCCCTCACGAACCGGGCGACGTCGAGCCACTTCCCCGAGCCCTCGGTCCAGATGCAGAAGCACAGCCTCTTGACGACGCTGACCTGGCTCGGCTTGCCGAGGGCCTCGGTGACCATCTCGCGCAGGTACCGGATCGGCAGCGAGACTCCGAGGTTGGGGTTCGCCTTCGGCCACACGGACTCGTCGGTCCACTGGTCGCAGCCCTCGCACTCGTCGACCGGCATCCCGCCCGGGCGGTGCTGGTCGCACATGTCGAGCCCGCACACGAACGCGAACCACGCGTCGTCGACCAGGGCGCCCTCGAGCACCTTGATCGAGTAGTCGTGGTCGTGCCAGCAGACCGAGTGGCGGTCGAAGCCGCTGTTGGTGATCCGGAAGATGAGGGCGTTCCGTCGGCCCTTCGTGCCGGCGCGCATCGCGTCGATCGTCTCGCTGTCCGGGTGGGCATGCTCCTCGTCGACGAGCGTGACGTGCGGCCGCTTGCCGTGGAGGTTCTTGGCCTCCGAGCTCACCGGCTTGAACGACGAGCTCCGGCTCTGCATCGAGAGGGACCGGGCGCCGATCTCGATCCGCGACCGGAGCGCCGGCGACTTTTCCACCATCCGCTTCGCGTCGGTCCAGAGGATCATCGCCTGGTCGCGGCTGGCGGCCGCCGAGTACACCTCCGCAGCGGCCTCGTCGTCCGCGACCATGCCGTAGAGGCCGATCCCGGCGGCCATCGGGGACTTGCCCGATCCCTTCGCCGCCTCGACGTACGCGTTCCGGAACCGCCGCACCCAGACGCCGTCGGCGTCGTGCGTGTACCACCCGAAGCAGGACCCGACGATGAACGCCTGCCACGGCTCCAGGTCGAACGGCTTGCCCTCGAAGTCGCCCTCGGCGAGGCGCAGGTAGCCGAAGAACCGGATCGCCCGGCCAGCCTTGACCGCGTCCCACCGCAGGCCACGCTTCGGCCCCTCCTCGAGGTCGAGGAGGTGGCGCGCGCAGGCGAGCCGGACGTACCGGTTGACTACGACGTCGCCGTTGACGGCGGCGCGCGCCCAGACGTTGACGATGTCGGCGGCGAGCCGGTTCGCGTCGCGCTCGACCTCGCCCGGGGACCGGCGCTCCGCCGGCGCGACGGTCACGACGCGCCCCCCAGGAACGCTTCGAGCGGGTCACCGGTCGGCGCCTCGTTCCCGGTCAGGCCGGTCCGCGACGAGGGGGTCAGGCCGAGCTCGCGGGCGAGCGACCGGACGAGGACGGCGTTGTCGCGGACGATCTGATGCAGCGGGTTCTTCACCAGGTCACCGTGTCGGCCCTTGATGAGCGGGCTCGACTCGTCCAGGATCCTCGAGGCCTTCTCGTAGCGCGCGACGGCGTCGCAATACGAGCGGAGGATGTCCGCGTCAGCGGCGGTGAGGACGCCCGTGTGGCCGTAGTCGCGGATGATCCGGCGCCAGACCTTCCGACTCTCGACCCCCATGTGGGTCGGCATTCGCGGGACGCCGCCCGGCTGAGGCTCGTGGTGGTTGACCTGCGACGGTCGGTCCTCGCCGTGCAGCTGGCGGATCTTCGTCGGCGTGCGGACTGGCCCACGGCTACCCACCGGTCCGGCCGACGGGCGGTCGCCGAAGGAGGCCGACGTCGCCGGCCCTGACGGCGCGGCGGACGCTGCGCGGCGTGAAGCCCGCGGCGATCAGCCGCGCCGTGGTGGTGACGACCCGGTCTCGACTCGCCGCGGCGCTGAACGTCTCGTCGGTCACCGGCCGAACCCCGACAGACGCCCGCCCTGGACGTTCTGACAGCGGAGACAGGCCGCGCCGACGTTCGCGGGGTCGTTCGTGCCGCCCCGCGAACGCGGGAGCCGGTGCTCGGGGCTCGTCGCGATCCCGGTGCAGCCGGGCAGACGCAGCTCGCACGGTCGGCCGGCGAGGCGGATCGCGCGGCGGTTGCGATCGTGGACGGCGCCGAGGCCGCGGGCGTGACGCGAGACGCCGCCGTGGTTGCGCGGCGAGACGAGCTCGTGCTTCGGGCAGCGCTTCGCGACCTGCCGCTCTCGACAGCCCGGATGGGCGCATCGCCGGCGGGGGGCGGCCGGCATCAGGCGACCCGCGGATCGTGCAGCGGCCGCGTCAGGGAGTCGTCCATCTGGCGCGGCACGGGGTAGGACCCGTCGGCCAGGCGCCGCCGGCGCAGCTCGCGCTCCTCCTCGGGACGCCGGCGCTCGCAGAGGATCAGCTTGCCGTACGCCTTCAGGTAGGTCCGGTCGCGCGCCGAGAGGCGGCGGCCGAGCACCTCGCCCGTCACGCGGCGATCCCCGCGCGGCGCGGCCGCCGGCGCGCGGCGAGCAGCTCCGCCACGTCGGGCGGGATGTCGACCTCGTTTCGCCTGAGGAACGCGAGGACGCTCTGCCGCGCGGCGAGGAGCGCGACGCCGGCCGCGTTCACGTTGCCGCCGTTGCTCCGCAGGACCGCGGCGACGTCGTCCATGAACAGGCGCGGCGCGCGACCGCGGCCGGTGCCCGGGGGGGTCCAGCGCGCGCGTTGACCGATCGACGGCTTCTCCTTCGGCTCGATCGGGGCGCCGTCCCAGCGAACGCCCTCGCGCGGCGGTCTCGCGGCCATCCAGGACCGCAGCGGGCCGGGACGCTCGGGGAGGCGCTCGCCGCACGCGGGGCAGACGCCGCCCCACTCGCCCTCGACCGACTCGCAGCCCGTCGGCGTCGCTCGGCCTGCACTCACGGGAGCGCGGGACGCGCTGGACGGTTCTGCACTCACGGCCACGCTCACGCCTCGGAACGGTACTCGGTTCGGGGGGGCGCGGCAAGGGAGGGAGCCCCTCAGCGTGGCTCCTGCGCGGGCTGACGGGCATCGTGACGGGGCCCAAACGGGCGACCAAAACGCCGAAAACCCTGCCGCGCGTAAGAGGTGC